AAGTGAACGAAGCAGTTCTGAACCCTTATCCTAAAGGCTATTTCACTTCTCAACAGGCTAAGGACACCCTCAGAGATTTTGGGAAGTTTGATGAGCAATTGAACAAGCTTGCTAAGCATGCGCGTGAATCAATGTTGGTGGTGACGGGGGAGGGGCATGATTTTGTCTATATCATGTATTGGCTGGTTTACAATACGGACAAGCCTAAATTCATCCATCATCTTGCCTATGACTGCATTAGCGGTGGAATGGTGCGTGCTCTGGCCGAGATCGTGGTTAGCCGGTACAAGGGCATGGAGGGCACCCATAAGGAGCGTTACGTGAAGCGCAAGCTGCTTGACGGGTTTCTTATTAGACTGGGGTCTATGGCTTTGACATCTTAAGGGTTTGTGATATGATGTAATCAAGTTGCTACACGGAAAGGACATTTGCAATGAACACTGAAGCTGTTGCTGCTTGGGAGGCCGCTAAGGCTGAGTTTGCGGCTGCGAAGGATGAGGCTCTGAAGGCCGCTGTGTCCGATGTTGAGGCGGGTCTGCCTCTGTCGGCCGCTGCAAGGCTGTATGGGTTCTCTGATGTCAAGCTTGACAAGCTGGTTCAGCGGTGATATGCTGAGGCTCTACTCCACCTGATACTGCCACTCCCCGGTCTACCTCCTGCCGGGGAGTGGTTCTTTTCATGCTAAGATCTTATTCGAACGAAACGCCGAGAAAAAAATTTTGCCTTCAGAGTTGACATCACATGGCGAGATCGGTATCTTATAAGTACAAGGTCAAAAGAACCAGAAACAGGAGGAACAATGTTTGAAGCAAACAAAATCTTGGAATCAACGACGGCGCTGCTGATCGACATCAACAAGATTGACAATGAAGAGGCAAGGGTGCGGCTGTCACAGGAGTTGCTGTTCAACCAGGCCGAGTACATCAACGCTGTGCACATGGCCGCAGGCTGCTGTGAGGGTTGCTACGAGAAGGGGAAGCAGAGTGCTGTCACTGGCTTCTATCGTGCTATTGCCTACCTGCACAACGATTGCGTGTTGATCAGAAAAAATCTGCGCGATGGCGTGAAGTGGTGGGCATTCAATCGCTACGAGGGTGAGCACAACTGAAGGAAAGGATGAGTCATGGAGCTCAAGTGTTTTGAGGATGTTCGCAATCACATGCGCGGTTTCGAGGATCATCCGGTCAAGTGGTTTTTCGAAAACTGTCTGAACGGTCTCGTCTATGAGTATGAAACCAAACTTGGTACGTTGAAGCGGCTTTTTGACCGCGACGATATCAGCCATTTCGAGTTCGTCGGGTTTCAGCTGGATGCTGAGGATTGCGCTAAAACTAAGTGCCTCCGCTTGATTGATAAGATCAAGGAGTTTCGGAAGGCGATGGCGTTGTGACCTGCTTTGAAAAAGAGTTGAAGGCTCTGAGGGAGCAGGTCGCGGAGCAGTATGATCCTATTGTGGTTAAGAATTTCGGGTCTGCGCTCAACAAAGTTGAAAGCGACTATGAAATCGTGATGGAAGATATTGGTGATCTTTTCGTAAAGGGGTTCATGACCCATACGGTCTATCAAGACACTCTAAGGAACATCACTGGCGCCTACATCAAGCTGCTGAACTACATCAGAGAGCGCCTTGAATGCTGGAAGTGAATGAAGAAGCCCCGCATTGTGCGGGGCTTTTTCAGTATATGGATAGGAACAGGTTGCGTGTGGCGGGTTTGTCGAATAGCATACGACCGTGACCGAATGCGGTGCGCAGCACTTTTGTCAAGTCGGCGTTCTTGGCGAGGTATACACATTCTTCGCTGACTTTGTTGGGGTCCAGTGTGAAATTGATTGTTTCCCGGGGCTGCTTACTGGACCCATAGAACCATCGCTTGCTGTCGCGCTGGAATTTCCACAAGGATACCCATGATCCATCGATGTCGATGGAGCAGAAGTATCTTGCTGAATGGGGTTTTTCGCCGATCATTCGGGGTGTGTTGTCTGCGAATTGGTTTCCGAGGGCGTAGTCGGAGTATTCGGTTCCAGCTATGAATTGCCCGAATCGTGTTTTCTCGGCTTCGTTGTTGAATTCTGTAGATTGCGGGAAATGGACGACAATGAAGCCGCGCTTCCGTTTTACCCATTCACGGTCGGCGTCTATTTTGTAGGCGACGAAGTAGGGGTTGTTGATGGATACAGCGTTGGCGAGAAAGTATACTTTGACCCTATCGTTCCATCGGTCAACGGTTGAGTAGAAGTTGTTGAATGCACTCTCTTCTTGCGGCAGGTACCGGGTGAATCCTTTCTCCAAGATGAACTCGTCAAAGATGATGGTATGGACTTCGTTGAAGACCTTTGATTTGAGCTTTTGGGCGGTTGAGAGGGCGATGACGTAGCCCATGGTTTCCCATTTGTCGTCGGGTGTTTTGTGCTGAAGCTCGTGCTGGTGCACTCGGAATTCGTCGTCGGGGAATTCTTGCCCCACGTCTGCGAAGAAGTTGCCCGCAGCCATTCGTTCTTCTTTGTAGCGGCGCAGGTAGATGAATTGATGTCCTAGCCGCAGGAAGTCAAGGATGACTTTCTTCTTGGCGCCATAGGTTTTGCCGATGCCACGACCTCCCACAATGAAATTGTAGGTGCCGTTCTTGGAGTCTATTTCATCGAAAGAGTAAAACTTGCTCATGGATTCAGCCCCAGACTCTTTAGCCAAGGAATGCAATCCTTGGAGGAATAAATATTGCCCGGCGTGATGCCTTTCGGGTAGTATTCGAAATGGCAGTGTACACCGAACGCGCGACCTGTTTGCCCCATCAAAGCGACGGTTTGCCCGGCAGTGACCTTCTGCCCCTTGGAGACCAGAACTTTCTGGGCGTGGCAATACATGTAGGATTCACCTGTGGCGGCCTGGATCGCGACATGGTTGCCGGCCCATGAACCGGCGGTGTCGCCCACCACAGTGCCATCCGTGACCGCCAGAAGCGGCGTGCCAGCCGCAGCGGCGAAGTCAGTGCCGGTGTGATACCGTGCCCACGCGCCCGTGGCGCCCCACCGCGCCGAGATACGATAGGTGCCCTTCTTGACAGGCAAGGAGAACTTCCCAGAGGGTTGCCCGGGAGTGGGTGGTGTGGGCGGCGTGTCATCGTCATCATCTGATCCGGGAACACGCCCTGATCTCTTGTGGCCTTTGGGCCGCCATATTCCGCCGTAACCTTTCGAGAACTGTTGCTTGGAATTGTCACTGAAGACAGCCCACATTGTGCCATTGATGTTGTGCAAATACTTTACCTCAATGGATCCGCTATTGTCGTTGTCATCGTTCGGTGGCGGTTCTGACGGAGTGTCACCACCTCCGCCCCCGTCATCGCCGCCAGGAGTGCCGGGGAGCGTGTCGCCCGAGTAGGGGTCGACTTCTACACCGCCCCTCAATCCCGGCTTCATCGTGTAGCCCTTGAACGGCGGGCTGGTGTCCCATTTGTCAATGGCAGCTTTTGCTTTGGTGTAGCGTGACCAGTATTTAGTGAATGAGCCGCCAACGGCGCGTAGTGCACTCATGTATTTGTCAAGGCTCGGGTTCGAGCCGGCAATGCGCACCGCTTTGTTGGTTCCCACCGGCCATTGGTGATTGGACACAATGAACATGATGGCCGTTTTCGGTACAACATCTGGGTCGATTCCGAGTTTCTTGGCCCGCACCAAATAGTCACCCATGTCCTGATTCGCGGTGACGTGTTGAACCCATTTCACCAAAGGGCGCACCATGACGGCGCGAATGGGTGCAAGTTCTTCTTTTCGCAACCAAAGGGAGTTCCATGAATCGTTGGAGGGCCCCTGGGATTCGAGTTTTTGACGGAGTCGGGACGGCAGCATTGCGTAACCGGTCGGGTCGTATTTCCTGATTCTGGAAATGAGACGCCCCGCCCGAACACCATACCATTGCATGATGCCAATGGTGATGGGATCACCGGTGTATATGTCCGTGTAGCTGAGATTGGATTCCACCAGCCCGAGCACGTGGATGGTTACGTTGAGTTCTGCCGTCCCGAATGCCATTATATTGCCGTTCCGTCAGTGGCTTTCCACCCATCAGGGGTGAAAATGCAGAGCTTGTTTTTCCCTGAATGCCAGAACATTGCGCCCCACATATTCTTCTCGTCACCGAAAGAAGGCAGGGCGTCTCCATATCCAGTAACAACAGCTCCACTAAGCGGCACAGCGAGATTCTTTCCGGCCACGGTGGTTTTGTTTCCACCACGGGACGGGAATGCGCGATACGGGAACGTGTAAAGGCCTGCTTCGACCATCTTGGGCCGCACGTAGCGGTAAGCGTTGTGCGACGTGTTGGTGTTGTTTTCACCAATAGCGACTATTTGCATGGCGCCCGGGTTGGCCTCATTGGTATCAATAATGAAACCAGCGTCTTCGTTTGCAGTGCCACCCTTGTAGAAGTTGCCGATCATGTTGATGTTCTCACCAGCGCCCCCGGTTGTGGCATCAACAAAGGCCTTATGGTTGGGCACATAAACTTGGCATCCAATCATCGTCAAGGACGAATTCGCTCCTTTGAAGTGCACGCCACGTCGCTGATCAGCAATAATTTGCTTGTCGGTTTCGAAATAGCAGCCGGTGACCAGTACGGCGCAGCTGGCCTCCATTGAAATGGCGGTCTGGTATGCCTCGATGGCGCCACCGGTGATGCGGACCATGGAACCCTCACGTACACGGATGCCGTCGGTGCCGCGCTTGTCGCCACGATCGGCCATTATGTGAGGCTCAACAATCGCGATGTTGTAGCAGTAGTTGATGTCGATTGCGCAATTGTTCCAATACCATTTGCAGCGCTCAATTTCGGAGTACCAGTTTTGTTCGCAATACACAGCTCGGTCCCAGTGGTAGAAGCCGCAGTCGCGAACGGTGGCGTAGCTTTTGATATGCAGGCCAATGGCGCCGAGAATGTTGAATCCGGGGCCGTCGAACCGCATGCGCTCGAACACGTTGCCGTATTCGCAGTACACACCTTTGCCGTCGCGTATCTCGAATTTGATCGCAGAGTTGGGGGTGTTGTCACCCCACGATCCTGAGGTCCCCTCGATGTACTGGTCGGGCAGGAAGGTGATTGTACGGGTTACTTTGTAGGTGCCTTTCGGGAAATATATGTGTCCACCCTTTCCGGCCGCTGTGATTGTCTTCTCGATTGCTTCGCTGTCATCAGCTACACCGTCACCCACAGCACCGTAATCGGTAACCACATGGTAGTAGCGATTGGCTTTCTTGTCGGCAAAATCGTGCACTTCCTTGATCTTGAGATTGGTCTCGCGGGTGAGCCGCGAATCCAGAGCATTCAACTGCTGGGTAAGCTGCTGGCGCGCGGTGATCAGTGCGGTGTTTAGCTCGTTTCGAGCATCTGCGATTTTCTTGTCAGTAGCGCCCTTGTATTCACCGAACACCTTGTCGAACTGTGCCGTTGTGTAGGTCAACAGCTCAGACCCGTTCATCATGGCGAAATGAATGATCCCGTTGGCGTCATCGGTGACAGTGTGATGCACGAACTTAGCAACGAATTCATTGATCTTATTGCTCGTGTCATTCACGAAATCGCGGATGTGTTTGTCCTGAATGCCGAAACCCTTGATAATCTCTTGAGTCTTTTCACGTACCGTGGTCAGAATCTCAAGGAAGGTATACGCGTCACCATATGTCCACGGAACCACTGAATTGATGGGACCAATCTCGGGCAACGGACGAATGATCCAGTCTTGATTGTCAGGCATGATTCACCTTTTGAAGGGGTAGTAGGGATAGGGATATGCAACATCGGCGAAAAGGGAATCCGTGGCGAAGAACGAATCCTGCCCCGCCCATATCCCCATGAAAAGTGGGGCAAGGCGAGCAATGACAACTTCATCAATGTTGACGAATGATTCGAAATATTCATTCAGCAGCTGCGCATACGAGCCGGAGCGCCCATACGAGTCACTGGTCTGAGCATTCGTGTTGTTCGAGGCAGACGACCCGGTCGTGTCTGTAGAGTTCGTTCCGTCAGTAACATTCTGGGTTCCCGATGTTGCATAGTCGCCACCCGGCGCGAGCATTTGCTGTGGGAAATTCGAGTTCACAACGCCGCTGCTTGTGCTACTCTTCGACTTCGTGGCCCCGGATTCACTCCCGGTTGTTTCGCTGTTGCCGGTGGTCTTGTTGTGTGACCTATAGGTGTCAAGGATGGTGCCATCCTCGGTTTTGATGGCAAGATAGGCGCGATTCATTGTCGGCATAATAAGCCGCATTTTGCGGCCCAAGGCTTTGAAAAACATTTCCGGAGTTTCATATCCGATTTCTCGAAACATGTAAGTATCGATTATCAGCCCGTTGAGCCGTTCGCGGTACTCTTCATCAAAGATAGGATAGTCTTCAAGCCCTGTCGGTATTTCCAATTTATTGGCATATTCAAGGGCCTCAGAGAATGACATGGTGTATCTAGACATTGAGGGCACCTGCCTGTTCGGTGAGCAAAAGATCGGGAATCGATTCAGGATCGAAGCACCATTTAGGCCTCACATCCAAACCGAATTTACGGTTGATTTCTTCGGCCGCAAGTTTACGCGGCTGAATGAAAGAGTTGCGCGAAATGAGCACTTGGCCGTCCTGCCCCGATGCCTCGTCGGCCACAAGACGTTCTGCCTTGTCCTCATTCACGGAAGTGATGCCCATAAACGTCATAGCGTTACGCCACACTTGATTGAATTCGTGACGAAGGCGGGGTAGCAGGTTCGGATCAATCTTGAGGTCCAGCGCATTGATTGCCGTGATGTCCAGAGAGTCGTAACCGAAAATAACCGGTGTACCATCCTGCTGCTCCTTCATTATCTGGGTGTAGGTGTGGCGTTGTTCTTCAGGACACGTTATGATGCGGGTCACTCGCATGCCCTGCACCACAATATCCAGCGTGGTGTCAATCGAACCCAGCCGCTCAGCAAAATCCATGAGATTATCAACAACACCCACGCGCGAGTTCGTGCCCCATATAGGGACGCACTCGTCAATTGAAAGACGCACCGGTTCGTATGCGCCGCGAGGGTTGGTGATGAATTCGCGCGGATTACCGTACAGGTCCAGTGAATTGGTTTGGGTGGCAGACAAACACACAAACTCGCCGAGCCGCGGATCCCAGTAGAAAACCACAAGCCCGCCCCACGCGAGAGCATCTTCCACATAGCGTCGATCTATTTCGATCGGCATACCCTCCCATTCGACACGGGCCATGTACCATTCGTAGAGCTTGTCGAAATACCCAATTGCTCTTGCGGCTTGCACTGTTGATTGTTTGCGGGGCAGAAAGCGGGAGTATGCGTCATACGGATTCTGTTCATGCCGTCTACCAGCCATTACAGGACCTCCTTTGCAGATACTAGTTCGTTCTCAGCAATGTCAAGATATACAATGTCCTGCGGTTTGTTCCAGATAGTGGTGCCGCGCATGAAAATGCCGGCTATCGTGTTCTTGTACAATTCAGGGCAATTGAATGAAGCGAAATTGACGTCCGCCATCTTCCAATACGTAAAATTACTCATAGGAGTGAGGGTCTTCGGCTTCGCGTAACGGTTCAGGGCATAGCCGTACCTGAGCCAATATTCCCCAACTCGAACCAGCGCCGAATCGTCAATCCTCTTGAAACGGAAATTGACCGTAAACCCCTGCTCCAAAATCAGAGTCAGAAAGTCGCCACCCAGCTGGCCCGACACCCCTGGTTGTAGCATCTTGGCGTCCTGTACGCGAGCATTCAATCCTTGAATAGCCATTGCTCGATCACCGGCCGCGACAGCCTTGGCCAGTGACAAATTCGAGTTTGCAATCTGACGAGACAGGTTCGTGTTGATCGTGTTCGACGCGCCCAATTCATAGTTGTTTATTGCCGTGGATTGGGTGATTTGGTGTTGATTCAGGGAGTAATCCACAAAGGCGTTTCCGATGCCCATTGCGCCCGAGAAAAGGCCGCCAGCAACATTGCCCTGTAGCGCAGATGCAACACCATTGATACCTGCATTGGCGCCCGCCTGAATACTCTTTCCAAGATTCATATCGGATGCCAGACCGGCATTCATATTGTTGACGTGCTGACCAAGTTTCGTCTGCTGATTCGCAGCATCAATGCCCATCATTGCTTGCGAAAAAGCCGTTGAAGCCCCCATGTTGGCTTTCTGAGACGCCCAATCCGCCGACGCATACCCGAAAGCAAGTGAGTTTTTGTTCTCGGCCATGTATGCCGCATAGGAGTCGGACACGATAGGCAGAGAAGGAAAGTTCGCAATCAATGTCGCGGAGTCCAAATATGCTCCAGCGTACATGTCTTTCAGGTCGCGGCGCATGTAATTAACAGGGAATATGACAGTGCGCGGTGATGGCGGGATGTTTGAAATGCCGACCCTGACCGAGAGTTCTTTCGTGGCGAAGAACTCGGGTTTCAACACAACCGAAGTGCCCGTGAAGGTCGTCATTTCGATCATGTTGTAAGGACTTGTGAGAAGCTTGGAAAGCTTCTTATATCTTGCCGGAAGGGAATTGAGAGCAATTTGATGCATGTCCTTCGCTACGGTCAATTGATAGTCACGAGAGCCGCCCTGCAATTTGTTGATGGCGTTGTTGGAGCCCAGAAAAGACGTTGACGGGTATCCGGAAGAACGCCCTAGCCCGGGCACCAAATAACAACCGTAAATTGATTTTGATGCCCACGGGGCATCTTTGAGGGCCGCAAGAGCGTTAGTGAACTCCGATATGGGGCACAACCAAATGTCCGACCCAATACCGACGGTATAAGTTTTGTGCTGACTCCGATTGGTGACACCCACATGTCTCACATTGCTGTGGAGAATTACCTGAGTGCCCTGAGACGTCGCCAAAATCGGGTCCGAAACATTTCCGGGGGAGGTGGTCAGGTCCGCCGAAGCCAGAAAAACGATAGAATACGGATCAGGGGCCTCCGGAGCTTTTATCTGATTGATGTCGTAATAATATTCAATCATGTCAGACCCGAGGTCGAGACCCTCGGGCACCAGAAGATTCTTCAGCTGATCTGAGTTGTCAACACCGGACACCTTGAAAGCATAATGTGAACGCTCAATGAAACAGCGCCCCAGCTCAATGTCCCATGCGAACGACTGCCATACGTCAAGTTGAAGATGGAAAGATGTGGCCTGCGGGGCGATATGTGAAACACCGCGGATGAAATAGAAGTAGTCACCGGGAACGTCGTTGTGCGTGGCATCATTGTGCACCCACATGTAATTGTATTTATAGGCCTCATTCACCGGGATGTCCAAAACAATGTCCTGCTCCGGTCTCGCGTATGAGATATTGTCAAGCTTTATATGCTTGCCCGGTGATTCACGGAGATAGTCCTTCAATTCCCCAGGGGTGCCGAATTTCACCACATTGTTGTATTCAGCATCCCACGGCACATTGCAGATAAAAACCTCCGTGCCGGCAGTCCAGAGATCGTAGGAAAAAGCCGACCCGGGCACCCTGAAGGTGCTCGGGTCGGGGACGAAGGCGTTATCGCTCATGCAAGCGATTATACGCTCGGAGCAGGCCCCTGTCCAGAAGGCCGAGTGACGTCATACAAGCCCGCAGCTGCGAGACCTGCGATGAGGCCCTTTGCAACACGGTCCTGCCAAATGCGCGGTTCAGGGTCCAACCACTGGGCCAGCACACCAAGCGCCACGGCGATGAAGGGCAGGGCCCATGCGGGTGGATTAATCTTCTTGATGGTGTTGACCATTGCGACAATGGCGGGGACGGACATGATTTCAAGCACAGTGAGGATCCTTCCAGAAATCTTCAAGATCGGGTGGTTCGGGTGAATCTTCTCGCCTGTACTTATAGTACATGTCAATAAGTCGGCGATAAGCAATCCACAGCTTATTTATTCTATTGTTCTCATGTTTCAGATTGGATTCAAGGTCCCGTACCCGCCCCAGCAGATGCCCGTAAAGAACACCCGCTGAAGCGAGCACGGAAGCCGCGAACACCAAATCAACGTACGGAGGCATGAAGCTGCCTAATTTCCTCGATAAGCTCGGGGAGCATCTTCTCAGTAATCGTAAGCAGCGCACCAATCCGGGATGCGATAAGACTCAGCATCGGGTTTTCGTTCAACTCCGCATGGAGCTCCTGAACAGTCATGTCATCAACTTCCTTTCTATTGTTGTAAACCCTGAGCGGGGCCATGTCTATGCCGCGAAAATCACCAAAAGAATCAAGATAAATATGAACGTGATCAGCATGCGCCTCAGACACACCCCCTTTATACAGCCGCTTCCACGAGCCCCGGGAAGGGTTGTAGGAGCAGGCCGTCAAGTCATCGTAGTAATCGAAAATGATCCACCGCAGGCCGATGGCTTTCGCATTCCGGATGCACCAATTGATGATAGCGAAAGCTTTAGCGCGTTGCTCTTGATTGGCCCTCTGCCCAACCCGAGGAACGACCATGATGTCTTGCGCATTCCCGGAAGAGTGCTCGACATTGGCGTCTACGAGTCTGCCGTTCTTACGAATCCAGTTCGGGGCACCTTTTCCTTGACCGAGCCAGCAGCCGGGCGGCAAGCTGCTAACCAGAATATTATCCATATTGATAATATTCCGGTTAGCATTACCTACACTGTTTGGTAGTCCGGTCACGGGTTCGGCCAATCAATGTTCTTGCCCTTGACAGTGAGCTCAACAGTCTTGAGAACCGTCTTGGAATCGAAAGCACGAGCCGTCAGATGAAGAGTGCCATTCGGTTCATCGCGCCCAATCCGGATATCGCCGTCAGGGGTGCAATAGGTGCGCTGAGACTTCGCGTCGTCGATAGTGTAGAGAATCTCATCCTCCAACACTTCAGAGCTCCCCGCCTTCTTCTTCGCGGTCGCCCTAGCGCGATACATGAACCCGGGAGTGAGTTCCGTCGCAGGCTGACCGTCAACATCGGTGACGGTGACCGCTGTGATTGCCTCAATTTCACTTGTCGGCATATCGGTGGCCGCCACGTTGTCACTCGTGAAAAGCACTGCATTCGCGAACAGTGAGTAGGAGATAATCTCGTGATGGTGCAGGAAGTAATTCCAATACAGACCCTTCGGATTCTGAATACTGGTATTCTCATACAACGTATCAACACACACGAAGAACTTCTCATCCACAAGCACGGCCTGAGCGTTGGGAATGTTGAGCTCCTGCTGCCGAATCTCATGAATGCGGAAAGGAATCTCGGCCTTGTCCATGTTGAACAACACTGCGAGAGCGCCAACATTGATGTTAGCGAGACACTCTGGAGTGATGAACAAATGGAGCTTGTCGCGCTTGGAATGCTGGAAAACCTTCAAAGCGTTGAACTTGGTGTCCGGGAACGCCATGTTCCCAGCGGTTGCCTGAAACACCTTCAGCGCCTGCTTAATGTCACTTTCCGCAGCATCAAGACTATTGATGTTCGGCAAATGAACCTTGTGGAAGCCGTTGTTGCCGTTGTAGTCCGAGAACAACGATGCCATGGACAAGAACTCATTGTACTCGTCACGCTTCTGCGGGGCCGCCATCAGCTGTGCAACAAAATCACTGAGCCCTGTGTCACTGAGAAAAGCACGCCCAAGAAGGTTGTGATTCACACTGACCTCGTACATCGGGGTACGGTTGGTCTCATAGAAGAGGGACTCAACGGGCGGAAGATTCCGCTTCCAGATTTCCCCGTCAGAGTAGTCCTCGTTGGCGTACCATGTTTCTTCGTTGACCATGCCGACATAGATGTCTTCGATCCGGCCGCCCGCTTCAAGCTTTCCGCGCTTGAAACCTTTGAGGGGGTTTTCCCACAAGTCCATGCCCTGAACAGTAATGGTACCGATGACGTTGACAAGCGCGTTCATGAATTCATTGTAAACCGAACGGTCTTTCATGATCTTCTTGCCGAGCGCCTTGATGTTCGTTCGAGTAGCCTGAGGAACCGACATCTTATAGAGTGGAGACGCGTTGGCGTGAATCGTGTCGAGAATCTGTTTGTTTGTTGCCTTTTGCATTTATTTTCCCCAAATTAGCTTGTGGACAAATTCCTTGAATACAGGATCATTCTGATCCAATGATGAAGTCAGCGAGCGCGTCGAACGACAAGTCACTTGGCCCTTCTTCCTCATCCATAGTATTGGTGCTCATCTTGAACCATCTGCGAATTTCAGCGATTTCTTCAGCAACCCCGTCGATTCGAGCTGCGAGTGCCGCAATCTGCTGAAGCGCGTCGTCTTCAGTAACTTCGGGCTCTCCCTCTTCCGGGTCTGACGTATCGCTGTCTTCCGGCTCGGCCTTCGCCGTTGCTGCTTCTTCAGCCTCTTCGCTGTCGGTGGCTGCGGCTTCCTGTTCAGCCACTTCATCCTCGAAACCCTCAAGGGCTTCGTCATTGTCTGCCATGGTTCACCTTTCCGGCAGCGGCCACGAGATTCAGCGGCGTGGTGCCCGAGCCGCTGCCACACGGACGGAGTCAAGGCCCGGTCAAGGGTGGCTCCATAACTCCCGTCGGACACCCGCCTGAAAAAATCATACGTCTATGCGATATGGGGTGTCAACTAGCACTGTGCCACCCTTGACGCGCTTCGCCCTCAGCTTGCCCGTGAGTTCGTGCCCAGCCCAGTAGTCACCGATACGCACCTCATCGGCTATTTCACGCGGCAGGCCAGCTATATGTGTCTCATAGCCGAGCACTTCCTGTTTCTCGAAGTCCACTTTACGTTCAGTGTATGCTTTTGCTCGCCAGAAGGTGGCGTAATCAAAGTTGTATTCCTTTTTCCATGCCCCTAGATTAGTTGGATGGATCTCCATTGATCCTTCTGGCACATCACCTATGACATGAATAGAGTCGGTATCGGCGTACACAAAATTCTCGTAATTGGCCTGAGCAGCCTCAATCGTCTTCTTACGTGCATATGCCGTCACGAACACGGAAAGCGGAGTATATATTGGCCTCTTTACCACTTCTTCACCCTCTACTAGGCGAATGACTTCGTTCTCCAAAATGGGGTGCTTTCCGGTAACCCGGGGCCTACTCGCGAATTTCCCGTACAGGCTGTTCAAGTGAAGCTTGGCAAGCGTTCTCTGGCCACCCTTTGAATTCGCTTTTATTTCCATAAAATGATCGATATACTCATCAAAGAATCCAGTATCAGTTTGAAAATAGTAGCCCCCGTTGTAAGACAAAATATCCATGTCGTAATGCTTTTCCCACATTGCAAGATCCACACTCGTAACCGAGAGCGTGATAGGATCCTCAATCTCATCAAGGTATTGCGTTGGCGCATACATCGGGTTACCCTTGACTTGAATAATCGGGAAATAGCCCCTGCGAAGCTTGGCAGTGAACGTTATAGAAACAATAAAAGCGGCAGTGCGCCACGGATACCCATTGAACCATTTAGGGTGCCCCCATGGAAGAGGCTGAGTGCGCATAACCCACGGGTACAGTGAGTTGACATCATATACAGTTCCGGGCCCAACTACTGTACGTGCATATTTGGGATTCAGAAAAGTCCAACCACCCCGGTAAGCCAACCTGAAATCGTCATCATATTCAATTGGAAGTTCAGGAAAACGATGTGAAAATCTCGGCATCATTGTCTTGTAGGCGTTGAGAGAGTCTGAGCCAATCGTGAGAGCCGTCATGCCTTCTTCCAGCATAAGAGCGATTGCTTTGGCGCCAATGATGATGTCATTTACAAGATATTTTCGCTCATCCTCCGTAAGTTCATGCCCCGGAGCCCTGTATTCATCATAATCAATGTGCAGTTTCTGCTCGGGAAGATTGTAAGCCTTTGCAATCCCACTGATGGAGAGTGGTAGCTTCTTGAGAGAGTCAAGAAGTGTAACCTTCACACCGGTCCTGAAACGCACTTCAATGGAATAATACTTCCCCATGTTGCTGATGAGTGTCGAAATTTCCCCATTACCGGGGTTGTTGTCAACCACTTTGAAGCCACGTTGCAACAGAAAGTAGAGAATGAAGTCCCCGTCGAAAGCAAGATTATGGAAATACACTTTGTCGTAGACACCCTTAGCCAACTCAGAAAGAAAGCCTTCAATTCCATTCCCCAATAGGCATTGTTCGGGCGTGACATCCTTAGCAACATCGCAAAGACCCCACGCCCAAACCCGGCAATCCTCAGGGTCGGTAGTAGTTTCAAAATCAGCAAAGCCGTAGTTCAGCGCGGACGCTTGAACCTTGCGCCGGGCTTTTGCTTTTTGATCCATTCCAGACCCTCTTCAACATTCTTCCTACTCGTCTTCTCCGTACCTTCCCAATATCTTCGGAAAACACCCGTGTCCTTTGCCTCCATTCTCTCTTTAACGGTCACATACCATAGCGACAAGTCTTGCGCAAAATACGTGTTGTAAACCCACAGCATTCGTATTTGCTCATCATTGAGGCGATCAATCTCACCCCCAAGTTCAGGTGCCACATAATCAAGCATTGAATGAATCACATGGCGATATGATTCAACCTTCTTCTTCTTGCCCTCCTTGGTGAGAGCCTCATTATATTTAGCAGTGAGCTTTTCAAGCGCCTTCTCGGTGGTGACATTCTTGGGTGTGCGGTGAACCTCGTGGATGTCACTCGGCGACGGCATCTTGGTACCCTGCGGCTTGTCAGGGATAGTCATGCGGCGAAGCTCTGCCATTGACAGAAACTCATTTGGTGAAGGCATCTTCTCAAAGCGTTTCTGCAAATTCTGAACATGCTTATTGTGACGGGCCTCAGCCTCTTTGTATTTCTGCCACTTCTCCCGCTCAACCCATTTACCCTTGCCCAATTGCACATACTGATGCTTACGTGAATTGAATTCCTTCAACTTCTTGATGTAGAAGTCAGCCTGCTTGGAGTTGTATTTGTTAATCTTTTTCGTGTCGCGCAATTCAACAAAACTGATGTGCCTGCCCTTCACTCCAATCTTCTTGAAGCGAGCAATCTTCCTCCGCGCCTTCTTAATCTCCTGCATAATAAGGCGACGCTTCTCACCAATATTCATAGCCGAAAGGCGGGCAGTAGAACACTGCCCGCCTTCCTCCTTTCAGTCGATCAATCGTTCTTGATCACAGCTCGAAGCGTCAGAAACTCGCGCTTCTTATTGGACTTCTCCTTCACAGCCTTCACCCAAATAGGACCGGGCCAATCAGCAGGCTCACCCACCAGACCAACCAAAGTCTGAAGATCACTCCGCACAACATCCGACATCGTTGAGAAACCCTTCAAGTCCTTGGTAACCAAGACGATCCTGATGCCCTTCTCCATTTCACCCGCGTCAGTGGTAAAATCCACAATCTGAGCCACATAGTGGGTGAGCTCGAACGGTTCATCAGTGTGCTCTTCAAGCGGCTCGGCAGAACCGATGAGCTCGAACACTCGCAGCATGTTCCCCTCGGTGATAGGGAAGGAACTAGCCACCGTAGTGCCGGGATTCTTCAGCGCGTAAATCTGCGCCCGGAGCGCGTCCTCCTTCTCAAGCGCCGTGGGCGGCGCAGGAACGTACTCGGTGACAGTTGCAATTTCAGACATTGTGATTCCTTTCATTCGAAAATTGATGGTTGTTCGTATTCAATTGTTACCTGCGGGGGGAGGCCATTCCCCGCTTCCGCAAACTCGGGCATCAGCCCATCCTTGAAAAACTCCCTGATGGCTTGCTCGCTAACGCGCCTCCAAGTCAGCGAACCCCTTCTCATCACGTACCCATAAACATCGTCGCCCTCCCTGACAATTTCAGCCCACGTATCACTACGATAAATCGTAGCGCGACATGTAGTCATCATGCGCTTATCACTCTCGTACGCGAAAGAGCACTCAAACCCCGCCTCATTCACACGATCCCGCCATGCATCAGGATCCCACATACGCAACAGCGGCGCCACAATGCTCATCCGAGAAACCGCCTACGCCAAAGATCATATTCGTATTCCGACAACCTGTAGGCGCCACCATTGTTGTGGTATTCAGCATAACGCTCGAAAACTCTAACAGTGCCACTATAATACTGGAAATCAAGCCACTTCGGAGCAATGACAACGCTACACCACGTCAACATCGCCAACTGCGCCGTTTCCTCGAAATCGGTGTCGTATTCATCAATCTGCTTGCGATCTTCTTCACACTGCCGCTTACGTGCATCACTCATCACATTACGGTCAATGAAAAACGCAAACTTCTGAAAAGCGTCTCCTTTGAAAGCATCATACATTTCACTC